CGATACTTTCGATTTTTCTTAGGGGAACCTTGGTGCTCCTATCCCAGTTTTGTTTTGCAACAGTGAAGGCAAAACTCATCTTATCTAAAAGCCCGGCGCGGACCATCTTATACACATCCTCATTTGAGTGTGTATCCAACAGTTCTGCGTGAACCTTTAAACCATGTTCGTCTACGCTAAGAGTCAAAGACTTATTCTTTGTCCTAGCCAGAATCAAGAAGGAGTCCATGTGGTTGTACTTAAGCGGGACATCCCTCATCTGTGTATTGGCGAGTGCCTCTGGAGCTACGATTTCCCTGAACCCTCTTTCCTCATCGCCGATCAATGTTTCCTGATTGAATACTATTGCGTATCCCTCGAGGATCATTTTGCCTTCGGTTTCTTCAAATCTAACCTCGGCAAGTCTTGTTTCTTTATTGTTCATCTTCCTTGTCCTCCTTTGATGAATCTTCGTCTTCGTTCACTTGATATTTGTTCGCCTTAGATGCGTCGACATAATTCAGAGATTGCAGTCTCTTGTCCCCGCCTTCTACTGGTTCCAAGCCTAATAAAGACCTGGATTCATTAAGCGACATGATTCCGAGCCCCATGAGCTTTTCAATTGCACCAACTTTTGTATTCCAGGAGGCATATTGAAGCCTCTCAGAAAAGAAGATGACTTCCTCTCCTCTTTGAAGCTGACCCTCCGTCAACAGTCCTAAAGAAAAAGCCTCGCTCAGCTGAATGGCGATAGGCTCTATCGTTGCCTCATAAAATGCATTGAACTGATTTTCGTCATAGCTGTTAGCGAATATCTCCGGGCTTACCCCGAAGTAATCAAGGATCTTGCTCTGGATGAACGAGAGCGTTTTCTCATCCACCAGTTTGGGATCGACGGAAAGTGGGACATAATCGGCTTTGCCGTCAATCGGGATTACAGAGGAATCGGCCTTCAAAGCCGTCTTGATGAGTCTATTGAACTCATCGACCTGCTTCTGCTTGTCAGTTTCTTTGAGCATCCCGTTTATCTTCAAAAGCCCTTTGATCTGAAATGAAGAGTAAACCGCGCCTTCGATACCTTGAAGCAATGCATCATTGATTTTTAGCGTCTTTAGAATCGCCTCATGGCTTCCGCTGCTTGAATTTCCGCCAAAGATCTCGTCCTTCCCGTAAAACCTCTTTATGTGGATCACGTTCTCATAAGGGATCAGATAAGAATTCCCTGTTTGAAAACAGAACTTCAGATAAATGGAGCCGTCGCTGAACTCAACTGGCTCGACTATGGTAGGATTCAATGGGTAAAGACCAACCAAGTGATAATCCGATTTATCGTATAGCGGATAGATGAAGCAGTTATCATTAAGCAAGAGCAAAGTCACAACCTTATACAGGAATTGATAAGGAGTCATTATTTCATTTGGCTTGAACTTCAATGCGAACGCCAAGTCGCCCGTCTTTTCGGTTTGCTGGCCTTTCTCGTCTTTTTTGACGTGTCGCATCTTCAGCTTTCCGCAAGCTGATGCAACCCTGTCTATGCAGATCGTCACTACATCGCTGTTGGTGATATTGTTTCCGAAAGGCACTAATGGAAGCTTTATATCATTAAGCAGCTGGAACGCCTGAACAGGCTCTTGGGTTTTCTTTTTTCGTTTGAATAGTCCCATAAATACCTCCTAACTCATCATGTTTTCGTATTCGATCTTGTGTCTGTTTAAAATCGTATAGGCGATGATCAGTGCGACCGCGCCGTCGATTCGCTTGTACTTTGAATTCAGTTTGCAAGGCTGAATATTACCGTTTACATCAACCTTTGCCTGAGTGTTTGCAAGGCACCATTTAAGAATTGGGTTGTCATCGTAAATGACGATGTGATTCTTCAAATCGGCCTCAAGCTGCTTCATCGGCTCGGATAAAGAGAAGACGCCTTGCCTCACTTCCTCCATGTCGAACCCTGAGTCTTTCATCTCGTTGACCCAGTACCTTGAGTTCCATGGGTCATACCCAACCCAGAGAGGCCTGACTCCATAGTCATAAACCATGTCCTTGAACCACTCCGTCACCTTGGTAAAGTCGTTTTGGCTTCCTTCCGTCAAGGTAAGAAGCCCTCTTTTGACCCAGATGTCATATGGGACGTTGTCCTCCTCTTTTCTCTTTTCGATAACCTCACTTGGCATAAAGAAATGAGGAACCACAAACTTTTTCCCGTTCTTTATCAAAACAAGAACTGCTGCGGTAAGGTCAGTAGTCGACGATAAATCAACTCCGCCTATTGCATAGTTGTCAGACAAATCTTTAAGCTCATACTTTTCCTCATTGTTTAAATCATCGAAAGTAAGCCACGAGCCACTTTCTAACTGTTTGATGTTGAAGTCCTTGCAAAGCATTGTCAGTCTTGTTGAAAGATCGTTTTTTGCTTTATTCATAATGTCCTCTAGGTAGGAATTCATCTTCACAGTCCCTAGAGATGGATTTGACTTTTGCCACGACTGCTCACTTGAATAGATTTCCTTTTCGGAATCCTGCGTATAAAGCCAAGGCAGCAATCTTTCGTCATTGATTTCGCCTTTGATTATCTTTCTGCAGTATTCGAGCTTCTTTTCAAGGAACCCTCCCACCACATTTCCTTCAGTAGTAATGATGAATATAAGCGGCTGCTTCTTGGTCGATTGGGATTGCTTTATTGCGTCATAGACTTTCGAATCGGTCATCTGGTGGACCTCGTCGATACATCCAACTTCAATGTTGTATCCATCAAGGTTCCTCGACTGGGCGGATAGCTTCTTGATCTTGTTTTTGGTCTTCGGAGAGTAGATATGGTAGATGTTCTTTCTGCTTCTGCTTGGCTTCGAAAGGGCGCGGGACTGTTCCCTCATGTTATTGATTTCGTCAAATAGAATTGATGCCTGATCGTTGGTATTTGAGGCGCAGACGATATCAACGCCACCGCGAGACAAGAAAAACTCTGCCAGATCAATTCCAGCAACGAATGTCGTCTTTCCGTTTTTTCTAGCAACAAGAAGCACTACCTCATTGAACCTTCTTAGACCCGTTGCCTTAAACTTGAAACCATAGGCGACCTGAAGGATCGTCTTTTCCCAAAGCTCAAGAATAAATGGCTTGCCGTTAAATGGCGACTTCGTATGCCTGCAGAACTTCTCGATGAAATCAATTCTCAGGTTTCCTGGCTTCTCATCATAAACGTATCTAGGATTAGAGAGGTCTTTTACAAGCCCCTCGATAACCGCCATCAATTCCTGGCCTATGATGATCTCCCTGTTTTTGGCTTTTTCGTAGTATTCAAGAAGATAGTTACTCATTGGACTCGCTAATGAACTCATCGAATTCGTCATCCTCGTCGATGTTGTCTTTCCCTATGATGGCATTCAAAGTCCTGATTATGCTTTGGTACACCGAAAGGCTCTGAAGATAAGTCTTGTAGTAAAGCGACTGACGCACATTCCCTTTGCTCGACCTTTCAACGGATCCATATTTTTTAACCTTATCTTCAATGTCTGTGAGCTCAACTTTAAGGAAAGCGGCCTTCATGATAAGGTCATCCACCAATTCGGCTTTGGTTGGCTCGACGTTTTGAAACAAAGCCTTCAAACGTGCGTATTCTGCGCTGATTTTATCTTCCACGATTAATTCCTCCTATAACTAAAAAAGAGCCCTTACGAGCCCTCTGTTGCGATTTGCCTTTGGCTTTTATTCCTCAGGCTCTTCAAATATTTTTCTTGGCACCAATAGTACGTTCCCAACATAGTCCTTATCAAATAAAAGGTACACAAGTCTGTTTTCTTCAAGCCCTATTAGCAGTCCTTCTTCATTCACAACCGTCAAGAAATCAGGAAGTATCTCAGGGCCGATTTCAATGTACCCGTCAACAGCCTTTTGAAGTTCCTTCAAAGTGAAATATTTTCCATTTGGCTTAACAAGTTTTAACTCAGTTGATGTAATCATCAAGGCGGCATCTCTATTTTTCATTCTGCTTAGGAATAGTCTGTAAGGAAGCACAACTTTCACATTGCACTCATCGCAGCATGTCTTTCCCGCAATCGGAAACGGATTGTTCCCATACCCTTTTATTTCTTTGCCGCAAATACAGCATTTCATTTTTTGTCTCCTTTGCCTTAAGTTCCTAATCTACTTTATTTTGAAAAGTTCAACTGGAAGGTAGCTTGTGTATCTTGGATAGTCATATCCTTCACTTTCGATTAGAACTCCATAGTCGTAGCCTTCGCAGACGACGAAGATGCAATGCATGTATCCTTCATCGTCTTCGTACATTTTGTCTTTGTTATCTTTCACGTAGTCTCTGTCCAGAAGCGGATTGTGGATGAGATCTTCAAATTCTTCTTTTGTGAGCCTTACCGTCTTTTCGATGACCGCTTCGGTTTGAGGGTATATTTCCTCAGGCGTTGGTTTTCTTGTAAAATTCACTTTCATGTTTAAGTCCTCCTTGCCATTTGGCATACATATACATCGCTCTTGTTTCTCACTATAGCAAGTTAATAATTTTGTTAATTAAAACAGGCGTTTTGTGGCCTTTTCCGCATGGATTGAACACAAACCCAACTCGGATTTAAAAAGCCCACACAGGCCAAGTGTGAGCCCTTATTTTCGATTTCGCTTAGACTTCCTTGATGATGATGAAACTATCTACTTCAGGGATAATCGCGCAGCCGCCCCACGTACCGTGAATCTGATTAAGCGAATCGATGAATTCAACTTTCCCAATTCTTCCGGCATAGTCAGGTTCGTCCTTCATTTCGACAATCTTAATTGTGTCGCGGACTTTCACTTCCGTCACTTTACCCTCCATGCCCCATATATGGTCAAGTAACCGCAGTCCCAAGTATCGAGGAGTTCCCCGTCCTTGATGCAGCTGATGTGGCCTCTTACCTTGACAATGTATGTGCCGTCCTTATGTCCGTCAAGAAACTGCCATAGCTTTTCCCTCGACTCGCCTTCATGGGCTTTGAATTTAATGGTTTCATAGCCGAGTTTCTCAAGCCAGGCTCTAAGAAAGTCATGATCCTTATAAGAGTCAAATCCTAGTTCTGTTTTAGCTCTGTTGAGCTCTCTTCTTGTTTCCATGTAGTCTTTTTCGAAGGCCGTGCAGACGGCTCTGACAACGCAGTCTTTAACCTTAAGACCATTTGGATGGGCATTATAGAATCTGAAGTTTTCTGTTTTATGATAGATAAGCGATAAATCCATACCTATTCCTCCCATGGCCTGTTGAGCCATTTGACAAGCTCCCTTGATGAATTCGTCTCAAAGATTGCTTTTTCCCAGTGGCCTTCGCCATCAGGGGTTCTTCCATAGACAGCGTATTTGTTTTTATTCCAACTGCAGTCGAATTGAACCGTTAATTGGACGTTGCCGTCCTCGATTGAGCAGATTTTGAAATCATCATAGAGCGGACCGTTTAGCGGGCAGTTGTTTTTGAAGAAGACATAAGTCTTATCAAGATCAACCTTCCCGCCGTCTTTAATCTGCTTCACCACCCCTCCAAGCTTGTAGGTCTTGTTTCTAAGGGATGAATCCCTGCAAAACCAATCAAACCAGCCTGCTTCGATCTGAGTCTTTCTGTCGCATGCGTCATAGTGCCCATTGTTGAAATTCAATATCCATTGTCTAAGTGTTTGCCTTTCCATTTCCGATTCCTCCTACTCGATGTTACCGAGGCCGTCTTCAGCCTCTTGGAGGGAGCTGGCCGCTTCCTCTACGGTGCCGGCTGTGTTGTCTAGCCACTCCTGTCTTTCTTCCTGAAGGCCGGTAAGTTCGGACCTTCCTTCGTAGGGTTCGATGTCCCCTGATTCGCTTTCGATATCGCTTTGGAGATCTTCTAGCTCAACCCTGAGGTCACTGATCTTTTCCTTAAGTTCCTCGATGCGTTTCTTTAGCTGCGTCTTTGTGTTGTTTGCCATGCCGTTTTCCTCCTTTGGCATACATATACATCACTCTTGTTCCGCACTATAGCAAGTCAATAATCGTCACTATTGAAAACCTTTCAAATGTAACAAAAAAAACACCGATTTCTCAGTGTTTTATACAATATAGGCAGTTTTCAAAACTTTAGAACCCTGGAATTTTTGCCTCGCACATTTTGGAGGTGGGGGCGAACGGTACTTTGGCTGTCAGATTCAAATCACTTGGCGGGGGGTCATCCTTCGTACTTCGGTTGAAAATAATACTGAAGCAGGCCTTCAAGGAAATTTAGTGTTATCTTTCCAAAAGAAGCATCAATAAGAACATCAAGCCTTTCACAGTTTGCCTGAACCCATCCTGTCCAGTTTGTAGAATTAATCATCGTCATCCCTGAATCATTAATTAAACTGTTAGTCAAAGTGCTTGATCCACTATCTCGAAAGTAGTGATGACTTTGATATCTTGCATTGGAATTTGAGTTAGCCTGACCAACTTTCAAACACTGGTTATTTGCCGTATAGAAGAATGTGTAGACCGCCATTTTACCAGCGGGAAGTTTAAGCGGCTTTGTTCCTGAGGCTTGATGTATAACGTTAAAGCTTTGTGCAGTTATAGGCTTACCAAGTCTAGCCGACTCATTTATGATCAAATTTGTTATATCTGAAATAGTTTGCTGAACATTCATCATTTTTTCACCTCAATTACTTTATGAAAATTATACCATGGTTACTGCTTTTTTACCATGTTCCCGTTTTCATCAAATCCGTATTTCCCAGAGCCTTCAAACCTTCCGTGCACCTTGTTATGGCACTCGTTGCAAAGAAGCATGAGGTTTTCCTGGTTGATGCTTATCTCAGGATCACTCACATTTTCCGAAGTCAGGTGAACCTTATGGTGAACCTCAGTGCCTATTCCGCCACACATCTCACATCTTCCACCGGCCGATGCGATCTTCATGGCACGCGCTATCTTCCACTTGTCGCTTCGGTAGAACCTTTGGATGGCGCTGCAGTCCTTATTTTTTATAGTCTTTAAAGTATTTCTTAAGGACATGGGCCTTGTTGGTCCTCTCCCAAGGAACCACGATATCAGTTCTTCCGATGTGTCCGTACTTCGCCAGATCATAGTAACAGATGTCATCGCTGATGATTTCGTTCCTGATGGCGCTTGGGCTGAAGTTAAAGAACTTCAAGACGACATCCTTGATTTCATCATTCGTATATCTGCTCGTTCCGAAGGCGTCGATGTTGATGGCGACCGGAGTCGAAACCCCGATGGCATAGGCAGCCTGGACCTCGCACTTCCTCGCAATACCGGAAGCTACGATGTTCTTTGCCACATAACGCGCATAATAGGCAGCGCTTCTGTCGACCTTGGTAGCGTCTTTTCCGGAGAAAGCGCCACCGCCATGACGGCCGACACCTCCATATGTGTCACAGATTATCTTCCTTCCGGTGAGCCCACAATCGGCATAAGGACCGCCCTTCACAAACTCGCCTGTCGGATTGATCAGGATTTTTGTGTTTCCGTCAATGAACTCCGGTGGAATGACCTTCTTGATGCATTCGTTGATTATGAACGACTCATAGAATTCCCTGGTGGCTTCTTTGGTCGTTTGCTGCGACACAACGATAGTGCTGACTCTTGCTGGCTCATCTTTTTCATTGTACTCAACCGAAACCTGGCATTTTCCATCGGATCCGAAGAACTGCGGTATATGCTTTGTGAGTTCGTCCATCTTAATGGCGATCCTTCTCGCCAAGATGATAGGAAGCGGCATGAGTTCAAAGGATTCATCAGTGGCATAGCCATACATGATCCCTTGATCTCCGGCTCCATCCTTGTCAACGCCAAGAGCGATGTCAGGGCTTTGCATCGAGATCCTGACAACAAACCTGAGTTTATCTAAGTCTTTATATCCAAGCTCGCTAAGGACCTTTTTGGCTATTTCCTTAACGTTAACAAAGGCTTTGCTTGTAACCTCACCGGCGATGACGACCAAATCATCTTTAATCAATGTCTCGACCGCGACTCTGGATTTTCTGTCTTCTTCCAAATACGCGTCAAGGATAGAATCGCTGATCTCGTCGCATATTTTATCAGGGTGTCCCTTGAACACCATTTCACTAGTTAACACCTTCATTTTTCAGGCTCCTCTCTACTAATTTTCATTTTTTAACTTTGATAGCTTACTCAAAACACTTTTTCATCGTCTTCGATGCGATAGTCAGCGATATCCTTAAGACTGATTTTTTCACCGTTCCTAAGAAGATATGAGTTTTCGTAACCCTGGACGAATCTTAGGTATCGCTTGACTATGACATCTACATACCTCTCATCTATTTCCATGAGATATGCACTTCTTTGAATCTGCTCAGCCGCAATCAGCGTTGAGCCCGAGCCACCGAACAGATCAAGGACAAGATCGTCTTTCTTGCTTGAGTTCTTGATGGCCCTGCCGACAAGCTCAAGCGGCTTCATGGTCGGATGAAGGTCATTTGCCTTCGGCTTGTTGTATTCCCAGACGGTATCCTGGGTTCTGTCTTCGATGAAATAATGGCCTCCGCCTTCTTTCCATCCATAAAGGATGGGCTCATGCCTCCAGTGATAGTCTTGTCTTCCAAGAACTAAGGAGTTCTTAACCCAAACCAGGCATTCGGCAAGTTTGAAACCCGCCTCAATGAACGCGCTTCTGAAATTCAGGCCTTCGGTGTCGGCGTGACAGCAATAGATCGAGCCTCCCGGCTTCGTGACTTCCGCCATATTCTTAAACGACTTAAGCAAGAATTCCTTGAAGTCGGTATCCTTTTGCTTGTCGTTTTGGATTTTCATCCCGTTTGATCCTTCATAGTCGACGTTGTAAGGAGGATCCGTGAAGATCATGTCGGTTATTTTCCCGTCAACCAGCTTTAAGACGTCATCTTTGCTAGTCGCATCCCCGCACATCACCCTGTGTTTTCCTAAAATGAAAACATCGCCCTTCCTCGCATACGGATTCTCAGGCAATGCTTCGTTCTCGTCGAACTCATCTTCCATGACCTCTCGGTCCATTATCTTTTCAAGATCGGTGAATCCAAATTGCTCCATGTCGATATCGATAGAGCCTAGTTCTTCTTTCAATTTATCGAAGTCCCAATCGGCCAATTCCGCCGTCTTGTTGTCGGCGATCCTAAACGCCTTGATCTGATCTTCGGTTAGGTCGTCGGCGATAACGCATGGGACTTCCTCGATTCCTAGTTTCTTGCAGGCAAGTAGTCGTGTATGCCCTGCAACCACCACATTGTTCTTATCGATGATGACCGGAACCTTAAAACCGAATGAATTTATCGAATTTGCTACGGCATCTACTGCTTTCTCGTTTTTCCTTGGGTTGTTGTCATAAGCCTTAAGATCCGCTATCTTCATCGTCACAACATTCAGTTTGTTCGCTGCCATCGTTCCATTCCTCCTTGCCAGCCTCTATGCGTTTTTCAAGAAGCTTTATTTCTTCATAGCGTTCGCTATATTCGCGTCCGAAGTGCTTTGTGAGTAGGTACACGATAGATTTATAATCTGGTCCTACCTCTTTTTCGATTTTCAAAACACGTCTCTTCTGCTGATTGCCTTTGCCTTTGTCTTCAATGATTTGCTGAGTTTCAACAGTTGAATAACCCATTGCCCTTTTATAAAGTGCCCCGACGAGGTCTTTTTTAAGATCTAGTCTTGAAGCTTCCTCAAGCGCCGCGATATCCGGATGTTTCTTCTTCATTCGCGATAAAGTAACTTCCGATATGTGAAGGTACTCGCACATCTCCCTTTGAGTGACCAGCTTCTTGTAGCAATCTTTGATAAAAGCGACAATGGTGTCAAACTCGCCGTTATCTTTCCAGACTTGATAAAGGTCTCTTTGTCCTTTTGCCATTTCCATCCTCCGTTCATGCATCAAAAAAGCCCTCTGGAATCCAATCCATAAGGGCTCGCTTTTTATGTATCTCTACATTTTACATTATATTGGACATAGGACCTATCCTTCAACTCTACTCATACTCTACTCGACTATCCTCTTTTGGAATTTTCACCAAAAGCAGCGCTTTTCCATGAAGCCTATAGACATAAGAGTCGGAAAACGATAGCTCGGCGGCGATGTCGGTCCAGTTTTTGAAGGCGACGTAACGAAGCATAAGCACAGCCTGATAGCTCGTATCATCGATTTTCATGATGACATCTCCCAGTTCTTTCTGCACCCTGACCAGCTCTTCTTTTTCCTTGCTGACCTTGGCTTCCCAATCAAGCCTTTTATAGATCCATTTTTCAAACGGGGCCTTGAAACTTCTGGAATGGTCCACTACCTCCTGATCGAATTGCGGAATGGGTATCGACTGTTCCATCCTTCTGAGGTTGTCGATTATCGCCTCATGGCTTTTGATCGTGAGATTAAGCTCACGTCCTTTAGATAGATATTCCTTTGCTGTCATTAGCGTTTGCCTCCTATTTCTGCCTTCACCGCTTCGATAAGCGAATCCTGCACTTTTCCCTTTCTGGAAATCGCGCGCATCACGTATTCGTCGATGGTGTTGGACGCGATGATGTGGATCACCACTACCGTTTTGTCCTTTTGGCCCTGCCTGTAAAGTCTGGCTATTGTCTGCATATAAAGTTCCAGGCTCCAGGTAAGCCCGAACCAGACAAGGGTCGATCCTCCGCTTTGGAGGTTAAGTCCATGACCTGCGCTTGCCGGATGGATGAGTCCTACGGATATCTTCCCTTCATTCCATTTGCTAATGCTTGAAGAGGAATCCAGCTTTTCGTATTCGATGCCTTTTACTTTCAGTCTTTCTTCGATTCGAGAAAGGTCATGCTTGAACCAATAGGCGACAAGAATCGGCTTCCCGTTCGCCGCTTCGATCAAATCCTCCAAGGCGTCGAGTTTTCTTTGATGGATTTCCTTCACGCCTTTCTCGTCCGTGTAGATCGCGCCGTTTGCAAGCTGAAGCAGCTTGTTGGATAACGCCGCCGCATTCGATGCAGTGATCTCTTCTTTGCCGATATCGATGGCCATTTCGTCTTTCAGGGATTCATAGACCTTTCTTTCCTTTTCGGACAGCTCGACCTTATAGGTGTTGGAGACAAGCTCGGGCATTTTGATGTGGTCGGTTGCCTTCATCGAAATGGTTATGTCGGATATCTGCCTGTATATCGCGTCTTCTGCGCCAGGAAGTGGCTTATAGGAGAATACGACCTGGCCGTTGGTCTTGTCCGGCCTGAAATACGCTTCGCGGTAATGGGTTATGAACCTTCCCAGCCTTTTGCCGTAATCAAGGATCCTGAATTCGGCCCACAGATCCATCAGCCCGTTGCTTGCCGGAGTCCCGGTCAAGCCAATGATCCTTTTGATCCTCATCCTGACTTTATTCAATGACTTGAATCTTACCGACCTATAATTCTTGAACGATGAGAGCTCGTCGATGACAACTGTGTCGAAGTCGAACGGAACCCCGCTTTTGTCCACCAGCCACTCAATGTTCTCCCTGTTGATTATGTAGATATCCGCTTTTGCCATTAAGGCTCTGATTCTTGTTTCCTCATCTCCTACCACCAATGAGGATTTGAGTCCTTGAAGATGGCTCCACTTCCCAAGTTCCGCGGGCCAGGTGTCCCTCGCGACCCTCAAAGGCCCTATGATCAAGGCCTTGTGGGCGTCAAAGGAATCAAACAGGAGATCGTTAAGCGCAGTGAGCGTTATTACTGTTTTGCCCAAGCCCATATCAAGCAGAAGCGCGCTTATCGGCTTTGCTTCAATGAAATTGGTCGCGTACGTTTGATAATCATGTGGTTCGTATATCATCAATAATTCCTCCTATCTGTTTCTCGTCATCAAGGACATAGACCCTGAATCCGAGTTTTGCCAATTGGTCGTGCCTTCGCTTCTGAATCGGCCTTGGTTTCTTTCCTTTGGCCTTTACCTCAACGAATCCGATCTTCCCGTAACTAATAAGCACAAGACGGTCAGGCATCCCCGCATAGCTTGGGCTCACGAACTTGAGTGCTAGGCCACCGCTTTTCCTTACTTCGCGGACGAGTCTCTGCTCTAATTTCTGTTCTTCTGCCATTTGCGTTTTTCCATCAAAATCTACTGATGGGTGAAGGTCGGTGATGGTCATTTCACAAACTTCCCTTAGAGGCCTTTTTTACCTATTTTTTACCCCTATAGGGACTTTTGGTATAAGACCTTCACCGACATACACCTTTTATAGAAAATCGATGCCCTCCTTAAGTCTCAAACCCCTTATAACGATGCCGTTTTTCAGCCTATGACGCTCGTATCCGATTTGCTCTAAAGCGGAATAGAAATCAGTCGTACTTCTTGTGTACTCCCCGTTCTTTGCGCAATAGGTCCTGTACTCGGTGTAAAGCTCTCCCGACTTCTCGGTATAGGTCTTGTCGACGTCACAGCAGTCATTAAGGAAGATATGGATCCAGTCGTTGAGTTTCCTATATTTCGCTATGGCTTCCTTCACGACTTCGGGCTCCTCGATTTTCCCGCCCTTCATCGCCGCCTTCCTCGCCCCATCGACGATCCAGGCCATAACGGAAGGGCCTGCTTGCTTATACAGATAGTCGGCATAGTTCTTGATGTCGTTCTTGCCTTCGATTTTCGCATTGAAAGGTATGACGATGATTCGTCTCCACGTCCCCTGATCGATTGCCCCGACCCTGGGCAGATGGTTCGTATACAGAACGACCATATGGCTTGGGGTGAATTTGAAGGGATCCTTGTATTTCTTCTCGGCGGAGATCTCGTCGGTCGACGAAAGCTGCTTGACGACTGAAGTATTAAGTCTTGTCCCTTCTTCAAGTTCAGCTGCAATAACGAGCCTTTTACCTTTTAATTCCGCCATTTCCGGCTTGACGTTCCTTTTGCATCCGACCGTCAACGCATCCGCTGATATGGATCCGCTATAAGTTCCCAATACTTTTGATACGGTGTTCCAAAACGTGGATTTTCCGTTTCTCCCATCACCGAAGGCTATGATCAAGGCCTCCATGAGGACCTTCCCAATTGCGGCAAGCCCCACTATCTCCTGGACATAGTCGATCAAAGACTGGTCATGGCAGAAAATAATGTCCAATGCATCGAGCCAGATCTGTTTTCCCTGGTCGTTTGGCGCAACGCTGGTCTGTTTAGTAATGAGGTCCTCCGCTTTTGGCTGATACGCGCCTTTTATCCCCTTCCTCAGATCCAAAGTGAATCCGGGAACATTGATGAGATATCCATCGGCATCCAGCTCATTGACGTTATGGAGGACCATAGGCTTTGCCGCCTGAAGCGCGGAAACGATGTACTTCATGTCTCTTCTTTTCATGACGAAAGCCTTATAGACCTTTGCCGAATTGAACTTCCTGTACGCCTCAAGCTGCTTTCCTACCAGACTGCCTTCGAGCTTCTTGCCGCCGCTGAATAAGTCGGCTTCATCAATTCCCAACTCCTTTAATTCCTTGACAGCCTCATCGATTTTCGAATCGGAATCCTCCAATTGCCTATCGAGGAAATCCTCCATTACTGCCACCGCCTTCTGCTTGGATTCCTCCCAATATTGGCCGTTGTAATTCAAGTAGTCCGTCGAGTCCGTGTAAACGAGCTCTTTTCCCCTGTTGTCGATAAGGGCCTTCGCCTGGCCGATGTCGGAATAGTCGTCAGGCCAGTACGATGAGCTCCCCTGATATGAATCCGGTGCCACGTAATCAGGGTTAGACGCCACTTTTTTATAGAACTTTATCGCGCTGTTCCAAATCGTGCTGAGCTCGACGTCATCAAGAGGCGGCTCGCACTTTTCGGCTTTAGCCAGGAAAGCGTTATGTGCCTCTTCGGTATTCCCGAATCGGATAAGGACCCTTCCTGCATACTTCGACATGGTGGCATTTCGGCTTCCCTCTTTGATCTTGTCGAAGTCCTTGTCGAATTCGTCCTCATCATCCAGAAATTCGGTGAGCGTTATCTTGCCTTCGAAGTAGTCGACCTTTGGGTCTTCCGTTCCGAAGAAGAAACGTGCCGCGTCAAGGGCATTCGTGTCGAAATAGGGACACATTGAGTTAAGGTAATTCTTGAGATTCGAATATGCTTCTTGGCTCGTTATCCTGTCTATCTCGAAAAACACGTGGAATCTGGGACGGGCAGTCACTATTTTCGTTATGTTGTTGTTCTTGTCGCAGTACTTCTTGTCGATCATGTGGTGCCTGCTGTAATGGACGGCGAAAGTGACATCAGGGAATCTCTCCTTGATTGCCTCCGGAGTCAGCCACTTGCTTGAGTCGTCGGTCGTGTCATTGTCGCAGTCGACGGATAGGCAGTCGCTTTCCATGAAGTTGTCCTTGCTTCTATATCCGTCTTTGTATTTCGCGCAGACATAGTCTTTGTTTATGGCATTTCTAAGCGACTCCGCATCATGCACCTCGACTTCGTTTTTGTAGGTGCAGTTGGTTTGGTCTCCCAAGACGCCAGACTTGTAAATTTTGAACATTTGATGTTATTCCTCCTGTAAAATCTCAGCAGTTCCTTAATCTTTTTGATAAAAGCTGCATTCATAGCCATCTGCTTTAAGGCATAAGTCCCTGCACCAGTTTGGGGTTTTCGTCATCAGGGAGATGGCCTCATTGCAAGTGAGGCTTTTCGGTGCGTCTATGATGACCTCATCGTGAACATGCATGACGATGTCGTATTCGGATAAGCTGCTTATAGAGTTGCAAAGGATGTCGCGTGCTGTTCCTTGGACGATGTTCTCCACGAACTTCGGCCCATAGGATTCGATCCGTTCCCACTTCTTTGCTTCGTCGACACCCTCGTAAGTGATCTTCTCGCTTCCGTATTCGTCGATGATTATCTTCGGCTTCACGTAGGCAAGCTTTCTTTTGGAAGGGAGAGTGATGAACAGGATCCCGCTTTGAACGCTGAACAAAAGCCCATGCGTCTTTTGCGGAAGCCTGCTTTTTATGGAGTTCTTAACTGCCTTATCTACATCCCACCAGAACTGCACGATCGCCGGATTAGCCTCACGCCAGGCTTTTACCAAAGGGCTGAGTTCTTCTTGCCTAAGCCCCATGTCAAGCGCGCCCATGGCCGTTAAAGCGCCAACGCTGCCGCCGTAGCCGAGCGCAAGCTCAGCAATCTTCCCCTTCTGTCTCAATTCGCCGTTGATCCCGTGTTTTACGACGGGGACCTTGAACATCTTTGAAGCCGAGGCGCAGTAGATATCCTCGCCATTTTCAAATGCTTTCAGCCTCCAGCCTTCATGCGCATACCAAGCTATTACGCGTGCTTCGATAGCGCTGAAGTCGGCGACGATGAACTTGTTGTTTTCGCGAGGTATGAAGGCAGTCCTTATAAGCTGTGACAGAGTATCCGGGACGTCTTCATAAAGAAGCTTTAATGCTTCCATATTCCCGTCCTTCACTAGGTTTCTTGCGCTCTCCAAATCCTCAAGATGGTTCTGTGGCAGATTCTGAAGCTGGACGATTCTTCCAGAGAACCTTCCGCTTCTATTGGCACCATAGAACTGGAACATCCCATGGACCCTTCCGTCAGAGCACACGACGTTCTCCATGGCTTGGTATTTCTTGACCGATGATTTTGATAATTGCTGCCTAAGCGTCAGGACGTTGGCGATATCTCCGCCCTCAATATCTTCCTTGAGTTTTACTACGTCCTTCTTCCCCAGGCTTCCGACTTCGATTCCTTTCTCATTAAGCCAGTCTTTCAGCTGCTTCACTGAGTTCGGATTTTCGATTTGGGTGAGGATCTGCATATGATTTCTTAGTTCTTCTTTGGAAGCTGTATCCAAATCGATGGCCCTTGAGACGAGAGTCTGGTCGATTCGGACGCCTCTGTCGTTTATCTTTTGGTCCTCGGTATATTCATCCCAAACCGAATCCGGAACGGGATACTTCGAAAGCCTCTTCTGGATAGCGAGTTCAGTCACGACATCGCGCTTGTTGTAGAAAAGAAACTGGTTCCACTTTTCTTTGTCGTGATAGAAATAATTTCTGCTTCTGTACCCATTTGCCTTGGTTGGAGAGCATGGCTTGCAAAAATAATTGACTAAAGACTTACCTTCATCAAGTTTCTGTTCCT